CACTGGGTTGTGCAACCACATCTATAGTGACAATTTCAAAGTCACTTACATGTCCTGTTCTGTCATCAACGTTGCCGCTTCCACGGCTTGATACACCTAGTCTAACACCAGATTGTAGCAACGTCTTGATCAATTCTCCCATTGGAGTTGGCAAAATTTTAAGTTTGCCACATCCTGCGTCTCCATCCATCCACATGCCTTCAACGCTGTGGCACACACGATCCAGGTTAATCTTCAAATCATCTGGGTGATCCACTTCACCTAAAACGGAGTTACCTTCTTTAATCTGTTGATTAATTGTGTTAACTGCCTTAGATATTTCGTGTAAAGGATAGACACGTTCATTTGCATTGCGCTTGTTGCCTTCAATACAAATGCCTTTAAGGTAGAGATGCTTGCCCCCAGTCATGTCGGATTCCTCCAACACTTGGATGTTGGCCTGATTAAAGGTAAGCTGTTCTCTTAGTGTTTTCATTGCTTAGTTACGTGGCAGTGGGCTTCTAGTGTTCACACCTGAAGCTTGTGTTTTAACAGGAGCAGGAGCAGATGACTTGAATGCCTTCTTGCCTGCATCTTGTGTGGGTGTCACGCCAAGTTCTTTGACTGTGTTTTTGTAAGCACTAGAGTCATGGTGTCCGCCGCCGTCAGCACCTGTGTGTACTGGCTTGGCCATTGCACCACGTGCGCCTGAGTTGGCTGCCACTGTAGACTTTTTGTTTGTGTTGCCTTCTTCAGAAGTAACTGGCTTTGGAGCTGCTTTCAGTTCAAGAGCTTCCATCATGCCCATTTCTTCTGTATCGTCCATTTCAAGAGCGTCGCCGCCTTCGTCTGGGCCCATCATGTCGCCATTGCCTTCGTCGCTATCACCCATTAGGTCTTCAAACTCGGCCATCAACTGGTCCAGTTTGTCTTCTAAATTCATGATGTCGTCTTTGGTAGCTGGTTCATCACCGCCACCCATGTCATCCATGCCGCCCATGTCATCTCCGCCAAATTCGTCGGCCATATCGCCTTCGTCTTCTTCGTCGCCTTCGGCTTCCATGTTCATGTCGCTTTCTTCTTCCATTTCGACGTCGTCGATCAGGTCGTTGCTGGCGTCGCCGCCCATGTCCATTTCATCTAGTTCTTCTTCGGATTCATCTAGATCTTCATCTGCGCCTTCTTCGAGGTCTTCTGACTCTTCAGCCATGATGTCTTCGTAGATCTGGCGGCTTTTTTCCACAACAATGTCGTGGAATAGTTCGCGAGCTTTTTGCTCGTCATCATTGATCACATATTCAATCAATTGTTCAAAACGGTTCATATGGAAACTCCTATAGGTAAAGTGTGTTGTTATTTACACACGAGAAGAAATATAGGTGGTTTATGGGGTCAAAACGACCATAAATGTAATTTTTATTACATTGGTGGTGCAGGGGGCGGTGCGTATTGTTGACGCACTAGTTTGATTTTTTCTTTGTACTCGTAGGTTCGTACATCGTTCATTTTGCGCAGTTTGTTTAACTGGCGCAGGGTTAGGCGACTCTTGCGCAGGTCGCCAATTTGCGGTTGACTGTTGTCTTGTGCGGTGTCCTGATATGCTTCAGGTTCTTTGTGCCAAAATTCTGTTAGTAACATAATACTATTTATACTGGAGGAGGCGCAGGCATACCAGCACCGCCAGGAGCAGGAGGAACAGCCGCACCAGGCATGCCGCCAGGACCTGCAGGTGTCATTTGTCCAATGTCTTCGCCAGTTTGAATGTCAGTTTCCAGCGCACCTGGTGTGATACCCACTGCACGTAGGTCTTGTCCTGTGGCAGGTTTCATGTCTGGATCATCGCGTTCTTCACGCCATAACTCTTCGTTCTTCTTGATTTCGTCTTCTGTTAGGCCCAAGAAGCGTTCTAGCATAAAACGTTTTGACATGTATGGTAGTGGTTCTAGGCTGGTAAATGCTTGAATACGTGTGTTGTCCAGTTCACTTTGACGGTAACTTGCAAAGTTTTGAGGTGCATTAAACTTGATGGTAAACAGGCTAGAGTCTATGTTAAACCCGCGCCATTTCATGAACATTTTGAATTCATCGTCTAGTTTTTGGCAGATTAGAGCTTGCAAACGTTCGCAATACTGGTTGAATCTGTACTCTTGGATAAGAGCTGTGCCTACTTTTCCGTCGTCAAATGTCTTGCCTGAATCGTCAGGACCTGTGGGCAAATAGCTGGATGGCACACGCAAGCCACGGGCCATTTTGTTGTTGAAGTACTTCAAGTCGTCAATTTCACCTAGGTTCTGTCCGCCCGGCAGGGTATCTACACTTGATCCGCGGCCGTCTGCTGTTTGTGGGAAGAAGTAATCTTCGTTGATACTGAGTGGATTGTAACTGGCATCCATCATGTTTTGTCCGCCGCCACTCACAGTGGGGATTCTACGCTGGTGCATTTCATTCTTGATGCGTTCCACAAACTGCATGGCCAAGTGACTGGGCATGTTGCCCACGTCAATCTTGAAGATGCGTCGTTCAGGAGCGCGACTCACACGATAGATAAGAATTGAGTCTTCTAGCAGTTCTTTCTGTTTGAACACCTTGTAGATGTTTTCCAGGATGCTTTTGCCAAACGGCCAAAACACATCAAGTCCTTCGTTTAGACTCATGTGCACCACATGCTTGGCATCTAAACAAACTTCGTTCATGGCCTGCATGAATCTGCTGTTGCCCACTCCGCCCCCGGTGCCGCCGTTGGGCATGGTGTAGTTGGCAGAACCCGACACTGAACCTGTCACAGGGTTGGTCATGTAGTCTGTGGTGGTTTTGGCTGCCACAGTCATGTTTTGAAAGTTGGGGTTGATGTCGCGAATCACATACTGTTCAGGACGTTTGCCTTCTGATTCGTTCACAATCACACGAGCCACTTTGGTCATGTCCACCCACATCATTTCAAATGTTTCTGGATCACGCACAAAGATTTGATCTCCATACTTCACAGTGTTGCGAAACAGCTTGAAGATACGTTGATCCAGTTTGTTCAGTTTGACCCATTGTTGCAACTGTTTACGGATAATGTCAATCTCGTGATCAGTAGGTGTGTCAGAATATTTTACTTCAAACGGTGTGCCGTTTGTTTCGTTTGGCTGGGTAGAGAACTCAGCTATGATGTCTAGACATGCATTGATCTCTGAATCCATGTCCATATTTTCATACTGATTATAACGCTCAATACGATTGGGATGACCTGAGTATACTTCTGGCAGTCGGCTGGCATAGTTACGATACACCATGTCTGCTGGGTAGTTGTCTGTGCCGTTGTTCTTGCCATACTGCGGATAGCCATCAGCATAGCGGCCAGAGATGGGACCTAACTGTCCAGTGGTGTCTGCCACTTTGAAATATTTTTTCCAGCCGGGGGATTGTTTTTCTGCCATAGTAAGTTATTTACCGGGATTACATGGAAGTTTGCAGTATTCGTTCTTGGATACTGTTGCTGTCCTTTTGTGCTCGTAACATTTCAGACAATGCATCAATCATTCTAGCTGACTGGTCTGCTTGTTGAGCCGCTTGTTTTTCCAGTGCTTCGGCCAGCATTCTTTCGTATCTCTGTGCACCATCATCTAGTGCTGACTTTGCTTCTGTTGAGTTTGATTTTAACAGGTCCTTTGCATCTTCTAGACCAAATTGTCCATTTTTAAAATCAGCTATGGTAGATTTTAACAAATCTATGTCAGTTAGTTTGGCAAACTGGGTGGACAGATCTCCAAACCCTGCTTCAAATATCTTGCTCATGCGCTCGTCTTCTGCCGATGGCCCTAGGTTTAGGTTAATGGGAATAGCACCGTTTACCAAGGGAATCATGGCTTCTGGGCCTTTTTCTGCTACCATAGCAATTTGTGGTGACGAGGCAACTCCGCCATCTGCATACCCAGCAATTTGTGCATGAATATGTCCTGCTGTGGCTTGTGAACTGGGGTTATTGTACTCATCAATAGCTACACTTGCACCCATGCTCTTGAGCCACTTGACAATTTCCTGGCCTTCTTCTTTACTGGGTTCTTTTGACAATGCAAAGTCCATGGCACGACCTGTGGTGTGACTACTGCTTGGTGATTTTTCCTGGTGGAACTTGTCGTTGAATCCTGAGAAGTAACCAAAGTTAGGCATGTTAGCCTGCACTTGCTGTGCCATCTCAATGATCTTAGGATCAATTTTAGCACCTTCGGCTTGTACATCACCAGTCTTGAGCTTTAGTCCCATCTTGGTGAGATCGTTCTGTGATGCCACACCTCCGGCTACCCCTTGACCTCCGCCCATGCTAGGCATATTTCCCGCGGCGGGCAGTTTCATACCAGATCCACTGGAGGTTGCACTGCTACTGGTACTGCTGGTACTGGTTTGCAATGCTTTTTGTTGTAGGAGATCAATTTGTGTTTTGAGATCAGGTGTTTCTAACTCCATCAACTGATTTTTGAGCTCTATATAACTCTTGTATGCTATGCTGTATTTTTCAGCACGTTTTGTGTCTGTGTCTGTAAGTCGTTCCAGTTTTACTGAATCTTTAACAATCTCATCAAATGCATCTCCTAACTCTCGAGACCCTGTGGTCATAGACTTGGATGTGCCTGTGAGAGATGATACTATGTCTGCCAGTTTGTTATTGGGTATGATGTCTCCTGCTACTTTGGGCGTGAATAATTCTTCGCCTTTCTCTCCAACCTTGTAAGTTTTACCAGGGGTAACAGGTCCACCTGTTGCTCTGGCCTCTGGCGCTACCGGAGCTTCTTCGCCGCCAAAAAAGGTCTTGCCCATCCATTCACCAATTGCGTCACCAATGAAAGCACCGGCAATACCGCCTAAAATAGTACCAGCACCCGGTACTACTGATCCAGCTATACCACCAATGGCACCGCCAAGTGCTTTGCCCACCACTTTGCTAGTGATAGCACCGGCAACTTTTTTGCCAGCATAGTTGCCAGCAACACCACCAGCGACTGCGCCTGCAATATTGCCTTTAGTGTTGTCAGTCATAGCCTTGCCGCCAGGTGTCAACTCATTGAGTTTGTCAGCTCCTGCTATAGTAAGTTCAGCTAGGTACTTCATGGCCTTTTGTGCAGGACCAATACCTTTGACAATAAAGTCATCCATGGCCTTGTTGGCATTAATCTGAGTGTTGATCAGATCAGCTTGTGCTGCCAACATTGGATCAACCCCACCTTCTAAAATCTTTTGTTGATCAGCCTTGATCTTGGCCATGTTAGAAGTGATATCGCCTTGTGCTAACTGTGCTAGTTTCAACTGCTCGTTGATAGGGCCAAAGCTCTCATTGTATGCACCAAATTGTCCCAGAACCACACCCACTGTGTCTGCAGTTTTGCCCATGGCTGTGCCAGTTACAGTCACAGCATCAGTATAACTCATTTGGCCAGCAATGACTTTTTGTGTGGTCTCTAGCATGGCTCCGTTACTGGCCAGATTGGCTGCTTGTGCATCAGCATTGCTTAGATTACCAGTAACTGACGCTTGGAAGGCAGCGGCCATCTTAGGCCCAGCAGCCTCATAGATTGAATTCATTTTCAGCAGTTCTTGTGCTGCCTTATCGTTGCCTTCTAATTGTAACTGACGAATCTTGGCCGCAAACTGCTCGCCTTGTAGCGCACGTTCACGCTGATCTTCCATCTCTTTACGATTCTGGCCTGTGAGTTTGGTTAACTGATCCTGTTCAATCAGGTACTTTTTAGCACCTTCAGCAAGTTCTGCTGTGGTTTTACCTTGACTTTGTCCCAGTCGAGTTTGTATTTTTAAGTAGCCCAACATGCCTTCGGACACGTCAGTCATACTCATACCCATTTTTAAGAAGTCTTCTCTACTGCCTTCAAGAGCTCCACCCATGCCTTCTAATTTTTGCCGACCTTCGAATACTGAGCCAGAAAATAAGGCTAAATCTTTACTACTAGCACTGACCATTGATACATATCCGTCAAGTTCATTCATTGACAGACCTAACTTCTTGGCCCCTTTATACACGCCGGTCATACCGTCACTGGCACCTGCGCCTGATTTGCTCAGTCCCGAATAAGTTTTGTACAACTGATCAGCCATGGTGTTGGCTGCTTTAGTGTAGGCTGCAACAGCACCCACTGCGGCAGTGACTCCTGCAATCAACAAGCCCACTACTTTGCCAAACGGATTCATCAGAGCCAGTGCTACTGCGGCTGCTGTTGCTGCCTTGGCCATGTTATCAACACTGTCATTGAACGCCGCGGCACCTTTCTTGCCGTCTAACATAGCCCTGCCGGCTGCTGTGGCTGCGCCGGCTACACTGGTAAGTCCATCACCTAAGGCAGCAGTTGCTTTGGTGGCGTTATTAATTCCGTATTTGGCTTTAACTTCTGCATCATACTTGTCGTCGGCTGTTTGTTTGGTTATTCTGCCGTAGGCAGCCATCTCAGCATTAACTTGCTCAAGTATCCGGGCTAGTTCTTCCATCTGTGCATTTGTATCGGCCATGGTGTATTACCTATAAGTAGAAGTATATTTATAGGTGCAAAATGATCCAAACTGCTAACCCGCTAAGACAATTTTTCAGACAACCTGCAATCTACCTGAGATTGCCATCTGGTGGCAATTTTTGGCCTGATCGCGATCTTGTTATGACACAAAATCGAGAACTGCCAGTGTTGCCAATGACTGCTATTGACGAAATTACATATCGTACTCCAGATGCATTGTTTAATGGTCAGGCTGTTATTTCAGTTATTCAAAGTTGTATTCCCAACATCAAAAATGCATGGTCAGCACCTAGTTTAGACGTTAATGCTATCCTAGTTGCTATACGTATTGCCAGCTACGGACACAACATGGGTATTAGTACCACTTGTCCAAAATGCCAAAACGAAGATCAATACGAAATTGATTTACGTAACATTCTTGATCAACTGTCATCTCCAGACTATACCAATACAATCAAGCACGGAGATTTGGAGATTGCGTTCCAGCCCATATCTTATAAAAATCAAAACGACACAAATCAAATGCAGTTTGAAGAACAACGCATGATTCGTGCCATCCCCGGCAGTGATTTACCCGACGATGAAAAAATTGCCAAACTCAATGCGGCACTAAAGCGCATCACCGAACTCACAGTTGAAGCAATGAAGTTTAACATTGCCAGTATCAAAACACCTCAGGCGCTGGTAACAGAGCCGGAGTTTATCGAAGAATTTCTAAACAATTGCGATCGTAATCTGTTTAGCAAAATTCGTGATCGAGTGATTGAGCTTAGAATTGCCAGTGACTTAAAACCTATCAAAATAACTTGTAGCAATTGCAGCCACGAATATGAACAATCAATGAATTTGGATCAAGCAAGTTTTTTCGAAACCGCCTCCTGACCGCATCAGCTGAGCAGATTTCTGCTATGGTTGACAGGATGGACCAGGAGGCCAGCGACTTAAAACGTCAAGGCTTAAAAATGTCATGGTACATGCGTGGCGGAGCCAGTTATGCCGATGTTATGAATATGGGGCATCACGAGAGACAGATGATCAGCGAGTTGATCAAGGACAATCTTGAAACAACTAAAAATAGTAAACTACCGTTCTTCTAATGGATATAGATCAAGTTAAAAAAGATATTGAAAAGTGGATTGTGGACTTTGTAGAAGTCCCGCATCCAGCACTGGGCGGATTTCCTCCTTGTCCTTACGCACGTAGCGCAAGACTGAAACAAAGTTATGATATATTCATTGGCAGCGATCCATACTTTGATCTTAAAAATCGAGCCCGATACGGCATGGGCAACCGAGAAGTTGTAGTATACGCATACGACCCAAAAGAGTGGCCTCATGGTTTGTTTGCCAGCAGTTTGGATCAAGCCAACCAAGATTTTTTGCTGGCAGCAGACATACTAGCACTAGAAGATCATCCTGACGATGTGGAAATAGTAAACGGCATTTGTATGAATCAAGGAACATATGCGTTAGCATTAGTACAAAGCCTCAGCGATCTCAATGCAAAAGCCAGGCTTGTGGCTCGCAAAGGATTTTATGACACTTGGCCAGAAGATTATCTCACTAGCCTATTTCAACACAGGGAGGATCCAAGAACATGACATATCAGTTTGCCAGGATCAACTTGGAAAAAACTACCTACAAACCCACAGTTGATTGGTTTTACATCACTCAACCCAATATTGCAGAACTGCAAGACATATACAGAATCTATTGCACCTACAAACACTTTGCCAGTGTAATGCCGCTGTTTGACAGTCAATTCACCGAGCCTGGCACAGATTTGATTGGTTATAGAGATGCAGGTGAACTGGCAGCGTTTTCCATGATAAAACGCTATGACGACAAGAATTTATTAGCCGCACAATTTGCCTGGAACTATCGTAAACCCAAACTACGGTTAGGGATCACGAGCTTGCAGACAGAATGTGCAATCTACAGAGAGCGTGGATTCCAGTACTTGTATTTGGATCAAGCGCATTTGTACAAACAGGACCTTGAAGGTTTTGAAATACTAGGACCACTATAATGGACATTTACACAATTTGGGCAGACAAAGAAGGCGACATATCAGACTTAGACTGGGTCAACGGCATGAAGAGTTTCTTTGATCATTTGAAATCAGAAGGTAAACTAGAAGACTATCGCATTACCAGATGCAAGATGGGCTTTAGAAGCATTGCAGACATGCCTGAATGGATGATACTGATGGAGTTCAAAGACATGGGTCAGATGGACTCAGCATTTAAACGTGTTGCACCTCTTGCAGGTGAACTAGAAGTCAAACACAAGTCATTTAATCAATTTGTTTCAGGAACAATTCAACATGCATTGTTCCGTGATTGGCCCGATACGTTTGTATGAAAACTGTGATCTTGATAGCCTTGCCTAGCGAGGCTCCTAACCTACGACACATGATGAATGTGTTTTATACCGGGGTTGGCAAGGTCAATGCTGCACTGACTGCCGCTCAAGTAATCGAACGTTATCAACCAGATCGCATTATCAACATAGGTACAGCAGGCGGTATTACTGCTAGCCCTGGCCTACATGAATGTACTCAATTTGTACAAAGAGATATCACGTGTCAGGCACTGGGATGTGCAAACGGCCAAACCCCATTTGAAGATGACATTATATTGAGCACAGGTACCAATGGACTCACATGCAGTACCGGTGATAACTTTGTGATGAATCCCAAACTTGACATACCTGCAGATGTTGTTGATATGGAAGCATATGCAATTGCAAAGGCATGTTTACGTTACAAAGTTGAATTCCGTTGCTTCAAATACATTACTGATCAAGCAGATGATCAAGCTCATGACTCTTGGAAACAATCTGTATCCAATGGAGAAAAGTTCTTTATTGCTAAACTACTTGAACTTGGAGTAACTGTTTAAGAACTTCTACGAAGTTCTATTGACTCGCTTTGCTCGTCAATGTTTTTTTAACTCTTGAGCGAAGCGATTTAAGCTATTATCTAGATTACGTGGTCATAGTTCACCGTATGCACGGTGAACAAAAACGCCATTATCTGAGTATAGCAGTCATCTATCGTAATGAGATTGTAGTTTCCTACACGGAGGCGGTTGACCGGTACCCCCTACTCAAGCTTCACATATCAACGGAACCCTAGTAACCCGATACAGATCCAAGTCCTATAAGCTGGGGTTGTATCTTTTTCACATAGCCCCGACCATTTGTTGCCTTAAGTTAGCAATTGCCTTTGACGCCCAAGTCCAAATATGGTATCGCACATATCCTCAATGAGGTTGAGCCACATCGCCCAACACAGTGTCGTAATTGTTGCCTTACAGTTTGTCTATTATATGAGAGCCATGCACACGCACTTGTATGTGGCCATTGTAATAATCTCGTGATTCCAATACTCTTCTTGAAAATTGCTCTCTTGCTTCGACGTAACTACATTCCGATTTGGAGTTGCAATAAAAAAGTATTTCTCTGGTAAAGTTTTCGGTGCCTAGTTTGATTACGTCGGGAGTTAATTCTGGGCTTGACCCATAGTACTCTCGCCAATCGCTGTCGATCTTTGAGCGTATCTTTTTCTTCTTCTTTGTGCCGTTCTTTTGTGTTACAGTTTTGTAAGTTGTTTTACTAAATTTTGCTAATTTTTTGCCTATGTACTTGCGTCCAGAAAGATTATTTGTGATCAAGTAAACAAATCCAACACACTCTTCGGGCAATGTCTCAATTGGGGTATCTTGATA